ATCCAACGGCGCCGCCAGTGGACTTTCGCAAACCTTCGACGGCAGCCTCAGCCTTGGTGGCCGCGCCGGATAGCTTGTTGATTTCGTCCGCTGCCTTCTGTGGAGTGCCATTCGTCGAAACCTGAATGCCGAGCTGAGCTACGTCCATGTCTTTGCCTTTTGGCGCCGCGCGCACTATCGTCCGCCCGATTTACACTCAGGAGGAGACTCAATGGATGGTTGGTTGAAGGGGCTGGTCGCGACCGCTTGTGTCGTCGTGATCGCAGGAGGAGCCTATTATGCTTGGTCAGAGTTCGACCGAGAGCAAAGCGTCAACCGGGCTAGTCAAAGAGCAGTCGCGGCTAACGTTTCGCCGGAGCAGTGCCAGACCATGGCTACCGCGACCTTGCCTGACAACCCTAGCCAGCCGCCTAAAACTACTCGGTTCGCGCAAGAATTGTCGGCATGTGCGCGCTACGGCTATCTTGCTACCTACGAGAAGCACCAGCTTGAGCTGACTGGGCTGATCCCGAAGAGCTAAAAAGGTGCCGGGTTAATCCGCCGGCATCTCCCTCTCTCTGATCGCCTCACTCTCGGCATCGACGGCTGACCGGAACGTCGTATCCATCGACTTGAGGATGGCAATCTCTTCACGTCTGACGATGTTACCGGTTATTTGGCACCAAGCTATGAACTCGTAGCTGCAAATAGCCGCCGGGCCGTTGAAGCCTGGCGTCAGTCCCTGCCGGATATCCCAGAACCAATCCCAGAGAAGCGCGCCGTCTTGAGGGACATCGACCTCGGGACTATTCGTCTCGAAGGCCTCGTTCCTCTCGCGGCGCGTCTCTCCATCTTTATCGCGGACGGAATCGTATCGCCCGACGACGGCTACGGCTTGGCAGAGCCTTTCGCCAAGGTCTTCGTAAAATTTGCGCGATCCTCGGAAGCTGCCGCCACCTGGTCGTAGATCCAGCCAGCCTCCTCAAGGACTTCCCTGGCCGTCTCGAAGCTCAGCTCCGGCTTCGAGCCTTTCCAGTCGTGATCGCCCCAGTCCCACGATGCGACCGATGCGGCGGCCTTGTCGAGGTATTCGGCCTCGACCTTCGAAGTGGTCAGCTTCTTCTTGCGGCTGGCGAGGAACTTGTCGCTGTGCTGCCGAATGACCTTCTTCACCGCATCGGACTCGGCCGAGCGGATCATGAAGCGGATGCCAAGCGGCTCGTCGCTGACAGGATCGACGAGCTTCAGTTCGAACAGGTCTTCAGCATTCACAAGGGTGGAAATGTCCATTGGTCACCTTACGGAGTGGTTACGGGATCGACGCGGATCGGCAGCTGGTTGAGGCCGATCGTGTAGCGGGCGAGATCGAAGTCGTCGGAGCCACCGCCTGGGTAGAGCGGGCCAGAGACAACGCCGCGGCTGTAGAAGATGGTGTTCGTCTTGCCGGGAGGTGCATCGTTGCGCTCGATCTTGATGGCGCAGTTGTTCTGGTTCAGGGGGTCGCCGAAGCCGCGAAGGATCACCTGACCCGCATCATCTGCCACATCGGCGACTTCGATCTGAGGATCGCCAGCGTTCGCAACGCCCTTCTGCTTCTGCGAAACAGCCTCGTCGAGGGTATTGTAGATGTTGATGTTCGAGGTCGCGCCAAGGTCACCGATGTTTCCGACCTTACCGACCAGCACCCAGGTCAGTGCCGCATAGGTGCTGGATGTAAGATCCGTATTCTGCGGGTCTTCGCAGACATAGACCTTGCTGCCCTTCTTTGTCGTCTTGTTTGCCATTTCTAGGCCTCCGGTTCAAAAGCGATGTAGGGAATGCTGACCGGGATCATGAGCCGGTCAGTATCTTGAAGCGGGCTTGCGGCCCATGGCTCGCTGCTGATCGTGATCCTCACGTCAGAAGCGAATAGCGTCTCATTCTTGAAGCGGTTGACGATCGCGCCAGCCACCTCAAGCCCATCGAGGATTCCCTTCCCGACGGGCCACATGACCGACACTTGCATGATTCCGATCTTCTGCTGTGGGTCGTCGCCCAGCGTTACCTGTCGCGTCCGGTTGGGTAGGAAGTCGACCTTCAGGTACTTGTCTGGTTTGGTCTGCCCCGCAGCTGGAAAGGTGACGTTCGGACCCGCTATCGGCAGAACGCCAGGCATTGTCCGCAGGCGGGCTTGCAAGGCCTCGAATATGATTGCGTCGGTTGTGACCGCCATGTATCGCTAACCCATGTCAGAGAAACCGCCCATTCCGGACAGCGAGATCTATGACCTCCTGCAGGAGGTTTGGCTGACGCTCGCGCGCGAGGAAGGTCAGACCGATTTCGGCAACAACACGCTGAAAGCTGCTCGACTGGCGATATTCTCGTTGCAGATGGCCATGACCATGAAGGGCGAGCAGATCACAGACCGAACGCCTTCCGAACCCTCTCCGCATTCCGATTGACGATCTCATCCCAGTTCTGAGCTGCTGATCGCACAAAAGCTGCCGGCGGCCGGCCGTTAGCGCCATACTCCTGATGTGCTGCGTAAGCGGCGGTGTATCCGAAATACAAGTCGTCATCGAGCGACGCGCCAGCGATGACTGCCTCGACCGTGCCGAAGTCGAAGGCGTACTTCTGCCCGCCCGCTGGGTTGGCCTTAGGATTAATCGCCGGCATGGCCGACGTTGATGCCATCAGCGAAGCCCAGAGGAAGCCCGTATCGTATGGGAGCCGACCGCCATCGACATCGATGGTCTGCATCTCCTTGACGACCTCTTGAGCGCTTTCGTTTCGGACGGCCTCGATCGCTTCCGGGACGGCTTCAGCCCAGCGCGCTACGGCGGCGCCGAAGGATAGGTCTGCCATCAGGCGGCCCGCGCTCGGTACCGGCGAAGGCCAGCGGCGATGTAGTCGATGCGGTATTCGAGCCGGCACCTACAGCCGATCTTGTGCCTCGCTGGGATGCCTGGGGCGTGCGGATACATTAGCAGCGTGCCGTCCGATGCAACGAACGCCTGATCGAGCGGAACGCCCTCAGCCTTATAACGGGCCGCCATCTCGATATGCTGCATTCGCGGATGCTCTGATCCAGAGTGCAGCCAATGTTTCGTGACATCCTGAGCGGCGATCTTCCCGCTCCCGATCTGCTGCCGGATGGCATTGTCCCGAACGGCAAAGAGTGCCGATCTGGTTTCCTCAAGCCCGATCATCTCGCCACGCAGGCGAAGATTGTTATCGGCGAGCCTGCCAATCATGCGCTGGATCAGAGCCTCGTCTACGGCCCTTCCCTCGCGAATCGCCTTTGTCACCGATCGGTCGAAGCGTTTGTCGCGCGTCTTAAGGTCGAGATACGCCTTCATCAATGTTGGGTCGCCCGATTGAAGGTTTTCTCGAGCCCTGGTGATGAAATCCACCTGCCGAGACGTGAGGCCGATCGTCCCGCCTTCCCTGCGACCTGTCACGCGGTTCACGCGCCCGATGACATCGAGAGCCGTAGCCATGGGGTTTTTCCCTTGGGCGAGCCCAGCCTCGAAGGCCATGCGCAGTGCCTGGCGCTGATCTTCTGTGATATTGGTCACAAGCAACGACGACTGCTCGCGAATGAGGCGCTCGGCTTCCAGATTGCGGACGCCGAACTGAAACAAGACGCGAGTGCCGTCCGCAGCTACCAGCGAAGGCAAGCTCTGAACGAAGCTGACACCGCCAGTATTGAAGGCTTCCCGCAGGGCGAGCTCCAGCGCTGCGAATGCCTCCGGATCGAACTGGATAGCCGCGACCGCTCCGGAGATGTCGCCGCGCTCCAGGCGCTCCACTACCGTCTTCATCAGTACGCCTGACTTGATGCTCTCGATGGCATCACGGAACGCCTTGGCGACACGCGGCTCGTATTGCGCAAGCAGCTCTTCAAAGGTCATTGCCGCCCCTGTACGATATGAACCACCGCCGTGACGCCGTCATAGACATTGGGGTCGCTGTTCACGACGTGATACTCGGTTCCGTTGGCGCTCACCGTGTCGCCGACCGTTGGCACAATCGGCAGGCCAATGGCTGAAATGTAGATCTGCATGTCGCCCGACTTGATCGCCGTGCCATCAATGTACTTGGCGTCATAGGTCATAGGCACCAGCGTGGCCGGGTAGCTCGTTTCTGTGCCGTCACCGCCGAGAACCGGGTCGGGAGGCGTGATGCGCTTGACGGTGCCCTTCTGACCATACTTGGCGATCAGGCGTTGCGCGGTAGCCTGAAGGCGAGCAAAGACAGGGTTTGCCATCAGGGGGCCTTTGCCGGGGCGATCTCGACATGCAACAGAGAGCCGACGGCACTGATCGTGATGCCCCCGTGGGCCTTGTCGCCGAGCTTTTCGAGTTCAACGTTCACAGCCTCAATGGAGGCTCGGAGCTTATCAAAAGCTTCTGTTGTGCTTTCCACGGCCGTGTGGTCGATAGCGATTGTCAGCTTTTCCATGATCGTCTCCTAAACTACAAGGATCCCAGGCAGGACCGGGCAAAGGAACGGCCAGAGCAGCCCTTCAATCGTTGTAACGACCGGCGTGGCTAGGGCCACTAATTCATCTACGCTTATGCTCTGGCTCGCCGCGTACTCTACTTCAAGCGAGCCAATTTTTTCTCGCTTCACTGTCGAGGTGCCGGTCACCACTGGCGACAGGCTGCCGGGGTTCGTCAGTTCGAGGAATGCCGCCTCATAGGAAGCGTTATCGATCGCTACAGGGATGGCATCTGATGGAATGGCCTCGCCGTAGTAGGTCGATGCACCGGCGCGAGGCCATGCCCGCTCTTGGGCAAAGCCGCCCGTGCGCATGCCCGAGAAGAACCGCTCATAGCGATCGACCACAAGAGAACCTCGCTGTCGAGCGGCGGTGATCTGTGCTTCGGTCGTTCCATCGGGAAGGACATAGCCGGCCGCCTCGGCATAGGCGGTGAAGCCTGCATTTTCGCCATATCCAGCCATGTCATTCTCCGATGAGGTAGTGGGCCCGGCGGTTGCCCGCCGGGTGTGTTTTGTTACGGCTTGGTGGCCAGCTCTTCCAAGGCGGCGACGATCTCGTCCTTCTTGGCCGGGGTCTTGTCGCCGAGGAGCTTGGTGGCGGCAGCCTTGAAGCTCATGAACTGGACTTCAGGGTTGGATGCCATGGCCAGCACTTCGGCGGCCGTCTTCGGCTCCTCGTCCTGCTTAGGCGCAGCCTTGAGCTTGGCGAGTTCTACCTCGCGATCAGCAAGCTGCTTGCGCAGACCCTTGATCTCATCAGTTTCGCCAGAGGCCGCAGCCTTGGCAGACGGTGCGCTCGATGCCCCAGGGTTGTCCGTGTAGGAGCCCTTGACCTCGAACCACTGCGTTGCCTCGATATGCTGCTGCTCGCGAGCGTAGACCTCGACCTCGACCGTTTCCTTCGGATCGACGAGGATAGGCCCGTTGACGGTGTTAATACCGCGCGGGCCCGGCTGAGTGTTGGTGAACTTCATCAGCTGATCTCCCTTAGATGCCGTCGAGGTAACGAATGGACTTCGGACGGCGGATGTCGACGCCACCCAAGCGGAAGATGCCAGGGACATCGAACTTGAGCGGTCCCGTCTGCCAAGCAGGCAGGAAGCGGAAGGGCATCGGGATGTGCATCTTCACCACTTCCGGCGAACGACGATAAGCGACCATGCGCTTGGTGCCGCCGGCGCCTGCGGTGTCCAGGAAGCCGAACATACCGCGGATGGTCAGGGGCTGACCGGTCGTGCGGGTGTAGATGTTGTTCCTTTCGATCCATTCGAGAATGGTCGTCTGATTGACGGCATCAATCCGGCGCGTGGAAAGGTCCAGAAGGACTGCGTAAGGCAGGAGAAGCGTGTCCGCAATCTCCGCGCCCAGCGTACCGGTGAAGATACCAGTCAGCTGACCGTTGACGTCACGAAGCACCTGATCGGGCGTCTTGCTGGCGAAGGTCGTCGCCGAGCCAGTGCCATCGGCCGGCGCTGTGGTGGCAGTTGGCGTGGAGGCGTTGACCAGGCCCGTGAGGCCCTTCGACGTGTCGCCAACGAAGGCAACGCTATCGATCTTCTCTTCGGCCACGCGGCGGGCCAGAGAGGCCTTATCCGGGGTCAGGTTCATGCCGAGAAGCTGGGCAGTGCCGAGCTCTTCGAGATTATACCCGTAGCCGATAGCGGCCATGCTGACGCCGGTTTCGAACTTCTCGCGGGTCAGTTCGACCTTCGGGACGTCCTGCGCGTTGCCATTGAACCACTGAGCCTGACCGACGCCGTCCATCGAGAAGTAGGTGACGGACTGGATCCATTCAGGCGCCGAGGTGTCGACAGGGACCAGGGACGGATACTGGATATCCTGGTACCGGATCGCGTAGACCGTAGGCTCGATCAGCGAGGCCTGACGGATGAGAAAGCTCATCGCGACCTGCTGAGCGTCGTTTACATGCATGTTCATGAGGGTCGCTCCTGTTAGCCGAGACGCAGAGCAGCGAGGGCAGCACCGGAAGTGCTGGTATCCCACTGAGCGTTCGCGATGAGGGTGTTTCCGGATGCGACGTTTGTCAGGACGCCGGTTGCCGGGACGTAGTAGACGGGATCGCCGACGGCGACCGCGACAGATGCCTGCACGACGATGACGCCCTTCTTCATCAGGGCGACATTCGAGTACTGCTCGTACTTGCCGGTAGGCTGGGTCGTGTCGAGCACGGCGATGCCGGTGAACTTGACCGTGGCTTCGGAGTCCACGACCTGGTTGTCAGCGGTGCCCTGCACGCCGACCTTGCCGAAGCCGATGCCCTCAACGTCTTCCGCGACGCGGGTGACGATGTCGTTCGGCTCCATGTTGAGGACCATGCCCTCGACCCAGCGCGCATGCTGGGCTGCGTAAGTGGTCTGAACTGCAGGCATTATGCTGCTCCCTTCGAATGGTTGCCCATCCATGCCGTGGACATGTCACTGACCATGGACGCATGAGCGGCGGTGGAATTGTTCGTGTCGGTCGGCTTGAGACCATCCTTCACGACAGCGGCGAACGGATCGGCCGCGCCCTTTGCTGCGTCCTCGACCAGGAGATCGAAGCGAGCGTCGACATAGGCATCTGCCTTGCCGGCGACAGCAGCATCGCCGAACTTGGCGACGACGACGGCCTTGCGGATGGCCGCGTCGGTCAGGCCATCGGTCTTGACGTCCTTGGCGATCGACTTGGCGACAGAGATCAGGTCAGCGCGAGCCTGCACCTTCTTGTCGAGATCGGCGTCGGAGAGAACCTTGGCCTTCAGCGCATCGATCTCTGCGTCCTTCTTGGCCATCTCGGCATCCTTGGCGGCGAGTGCCGTCTGATGTGCCTTGTCGGCATCCGAAAGCTTGGTATGGGCGTCTGCAAGCCGCGTCTGCAGCGTGCCGATCACCACGGCGCCCTGGTCGGTTACTTCAACCGGGATGCCATCGACGGTAACCGTCTTCAGGGTCATGATCTTTTCCTCTGTGGGTTTGTGATCAGGGGTGAAAGGGCTGACGCCCCATGTCGCACCGTCTCCGATGCGAGCTTGTGAACCAGCCCGAGCGCGATCGACGATCGCCAGGTGGTTGATCTTGATATTGGTCTGCTTGGCGTCGTAGGCCTCGCCAGAAGGCGTCACACCGTCGCCCCATACCAGTTCGCAGGTGTATCCAGCCGATAGCTCGCGCTTGTCGCCCTCGACCTTGCTGATGGCCTTGGCATCCTTGAGGATC